CATCAACTCGATTACCGCGAAACTCAGCGGCATGGAGATGGTGGTCATGGGTATCCTCAGCGACTGCCAAGAGATGCAGAACTACGGAGTCGATACCAAGGAACGCGTACGCAAGCAGCTCAACGTAGCTAAGTTTATCTTGTCTGAAATGATGGAAGAAAAGAGGGTTTAATGTTTAAGACTTTCACCGGCTAGAAGGCCTACGTAACAAAGAAGCTTCGTGAGCTTCAGGGTCGCGGATGGTCGATCATCCGCAGTCACAGGCACCCAGACGGGTCTGAGACTTACACCATGGAATACGCGAAGACCCGTAAATTTCCAGCGAGCAACTGACATGGCTACACTAGCTTTATCCGAAGACTACTTCAGAATGCAGCAGAACTACATCGATCAGTATATAGTCACAAGCAAGAGTAGGACATACGCCAGAAAGCGCATCGACCTGCTAGTCGAAGAAGGCTGGAAAGTAAAGTCCCAGTCGGTCGACAACGAAGGCAACGTCCGTACGGTGCTGGTGAAGTGATGCAGTTGACGTCAAAAATGGTTGACAATACGACCGGCAAGGTTTATGGTGTCTATAATGAGAAAGTCTCGGGCGGCATCATGGACTACTACGTCGGACCCTTCGACACCGTCGATGAGTGTAAGTTGTGGTGCGACGAGTACACCGATATGTGGCGCATGGGCTACAACGGACGAGCGAGCTTGAACTACATTGACGGTAACCTCTATGCCCTCTGCTCCCGCTGGACTTCTTGTGATTAAGGATTGAATATGCGAATGAGATTTGACTACCTACCTCCGCTCTCTCATTATCCAAGCTACGTTTGGATGAGTGGAGACGATGCAGACTGGGCAATCGCCGCGATGATGAGCTACTATCGCAGAGACGTGGGCGAACAGTCACCGTCGGCATCACATCAACTCTTTTGGCCAGTGAACCCGTGGCACGAACTCGATAAGGTAGAAAAGAATGGCAAAGTCGCTTCTGAGCATTAAGACGAAGAAGAAGCAGAAGGTCAGCAAGTCCGAGACTTACCTCGTAAACTTGAAGTATCTCGGTGAGGAGCCAGACTCAACGAAGCTCAAGACTCAGGCTGACTGGGCGAAAGCTTTCAATTGGTATCACAGCATGTGCTCGCGCGAAGAAGCGCGTCAGTACCTCAAAGACTACTTCGCCAACGACAAAGTCGTACTCAAAAAGATCACAAAGATCCCCGACGCCCACATGCCATACACGGCGGCGTGGCAGTGCCGCATCTGGAAGCGCATCGGTAAACCGATCGATGGTGAGTCGCTCGAGCGTGTACACAAGTGGATTGACGAGGCTTCGAGCTACGCCAAAGAAGATAAGCCTAAAGAAGACAAGCCCGAGCGTCCGACGATCCAAGACCGCATGAAGGAAAAGATCTCTGAGCTCATCGGCGACATCGAGGTTCTCTATGACGCTGAGATGCCGGTCGACCTGTACTCATTCCTGCAAAAGAGGGAAGTGCCGGCCATGTACACCGGCAGGATCGTTGAGTACTACAAACCGATACTCGAGGAGATGAAGCTTGCGGCCGCAGGTGAGATCGAGGGATATGAGTCTTACACGAAGAAGTGGCTCCGTGATCGCGTCGATATGCTTCAGAAGATCATCGACGACGCCCAGCGATACGGCGGAAACGTCAAGAAAGCCCGTGCTCCTCGCAAGAAGAAAGCACCTACGGCTGAGAAGTTGCTCAAGCACTTTACATATCAGAAAGAAAGCAATGAGTATAAACTACAATCGATTGACCCCGCAAAGATTCTTGGCGCTCAAGAACTTTGGACTTTCAATACTAAGTATAAGACTCTCACTGTCTTTAGGGCTCGCGGTCCTGCTGGCCTCAGTGTACGCCGCACTACTATTGACGGCTACGACGTTGATGCTTCGGTGACCAAGACCCTGCGTAAGCCCGATGAAGTCTTAAAGAAAGTTCTCACCGGCGGTAAGCTCGTGCTTCGTAAGCTCATGGATGAGCTCAAGACCAAGCAGGCGAAGACCGCGGATCGCATCAACGAGAATGTGATCCTTGTAAAAGTCGCGTGATCACTTGAATGATAGCACTCTGTTTAATGGACCAAGGTTTAGATCGTGGGGGAAGTCAGACACGTGTTGACCGGCTACCAAAATGTGTCTGTGATTGTGTTCACTTATCTTTCGATCCCACCAGTCTTGAGTCTTCAGACAAACGTGCATCGGTGTACCGTCACTGAATACTTTCTTATCGACTTCACCGTCGATGACAATGTAGACGAACTTCTTGGCTCTTGAAAATATATCGGTCAAGACGTCGTCTACTTCTTCTTCGGGAACATGCTCCATCACGTATATGCACACGACTCCATCATATTCTTTATCTGATAGAGTGCAGTATTCTTTAACGCCGGGATCGTAGCAGTCTACCTCGACTCCCCAGTGTAGATCATAACGATCTTTCTTATACTGCTGTGCTTTACCGCATCCGTAATCAAGTACACTTTCGGTGTCAGTGAGTCGAATAAGGTTCGCTATCCTATCCTTGTGCTCGTATGTACAGGTACCCGTGAAGATGTCAGGGTTCGTCTCGTGAAGCTCAATGTATTCGCGACGATACTTCATTTCTGTCCTCTATAAATATATTTAGGCGGCCAGAGAAAGCGCTATGACAAACATCATTCAATTCCCCAAAAACAGCACAAATCCACACGGCCTCGAGCTGAACTCTCCTGATCTTTTAGTCGAGGTCAGAAAAGACTTTTGCGACGAGGTCGTGTCAGACGCGTTGGACGCGATAGTCGCGGTCTTCGCGAGCTACGGGATAGTTTCCCGCGGCGACGTTTCTTCGATAAAAGATATAGTCTTTCTAGAAGAATCTTTGAAAGCTCTTACGTACAGGTACAAGAATCTAGAGCACAGTCTGCATGAGATCATCGATCACACGATAACGATTTCGCCGGAACTAGAAAAGCAAATCGAAGAGAAGTACACACAAAAAGATTTGACATAGTTTACGATCCGTTATATAATCTATATAGTATAGATTGAATGGAAACCAATATCATGATTATAGTAGACTTTCACCAAGTCATGATTGCCAACCTTATGACTCAGCTCGGCAATCACACGAACGTCCCCGTAGAAGAGGGACTGTTCCGCCACATGGTCCTCAACTCACTCCGATCGTTTCGTCAGAAGTTTAAAGAATACGGCGAGATGGTTATCGCATGCGACGATAAGAACTTCTGGCGTAAGCAAGCGTTCCCGTACTACAAGGCGAATCGTAAGAAGGCTCGCGACAAGTCTGAGATTGATTGGAACACAATCTTCGAGTACTTTGGCAAGATCAAGTCTGAGATCCGTGAGAACTTCCCCTATCGTGTGATCCAAGTCGACACGGCCGAAGCCGACGACATCATCGCGACTCTAGTGATTAGGTCATCAGTTAATGAAAAGATCATGATCCTCTCCGGCGACAAAGACTTCATCCAGCTTCACAAGTATCCGAACGTAAAGCAGTACGATCCGGTGCGTAAAAAATTCATCACACACAACGACCCGTTTAAGTTCTTGTTTGAGCACATCATGAAGGGCGACGCCGGCGACGGTGTTCCGAACGTGCTTTCTGACGACGACACGTTCATCACCGACAAGCGCCAGAAGCCTATGACTCAGAAGCGCATGGACGAAGCGTACAACGGTGGCGCGGGTTTGATGATGGTCGACCAATCGATACACCGCAACTTTGAGCGCAACAGGCAGCTCATCGACTTGAACTACATACCTCAGAACATTCGAGACGAGGTACTCAATAAATATGAACATGAAGCCGGCAAGGACAGAAGCCGCATGTTCAACTACTTCATATCATATAAGCTTAAAGGCATGATGGACTCTATCGGAGATTTTTAATATGGCTAGGTACAGTGTATCTGAGATTCTTAAGAAGTGCAGCGAGTTTAAGAAGAAGGAAGAGCGCGTCGAAGCTCTTCGCGTAAACTGCAACGAAGCGTGTAAGATCGTGCTTCAGTATATGTTTCACCCCGACGTAAAGTTTGCGCTGCCTGAAGGAAAGCCTCCCTTCAGGTACTCACAGTTCGATGAGCAGAACATGCTTCACAGCGAGGCTCGTCGACTCTACCTCTTCCTCGAGGGTGTCAACCCTGAGATGAAGCCCTTGAAGCGTGAGACGCTGTTCATGGAGATCCTTCAGTCGGTGACTCCCGACGACGCTGACTTGCTCGTCGCAATGAAGGATAAGAAGAGTCCGTACAAGGGACTCACGCAGGACGTGGCGATCGCCGCTTTTCCGGAGCTCTTCCCCAAATGAATCGCTATGGTAACCTTAAAAAGTTATCTAATAAGGGTAAGAAGAAAGATCTTCGTCTCTACGAAGAAGCCCCAGTTTCATTCAAAGAAGTAAAGCGCGAACAGTACGAGAGATACCACAGAAACTACGACAACGCGCTCAGGTCAAAGAACCTAGATCGACTG